GGCTGAGAACGGTCTTTACCTGATTGCTCCGGGTCTTTTGTTGCAAGGCAACGCAACCGCTAAGGTTGTTAAGGCTTTTGCTGCAACTGCAAACGTTATTGTGATTCACGGGTACGTTAACCGCATTACAGCGTAAGGTCATCTTAGATGCCCTCTTTTCTTAGAACTACAGCAGGTGGTAAAGCCATTAGTGGCGGAGCCTTGCAACCTAGGGGTCGCCGTGGTAACACGGCTCAGATTGCTTCGTATTGGGCTGGTGGTGTAGAGGAATTGGGTTCGTATGAATCTATTGCTGGAACTGTAATTGTTGGTTCTGGTGGTCAGTCAGCGATAACTTTTAGTTCAATCCCTGCTACCTACAAGCATTTGCAGATTCGTGGCATGATTCGTGGTGGTGGTGAGGTTCGTTATCAACTGAACGGTGACACGACAGCAAACTATTCGTTCCATACCGTTATGGGAAACAACTCTACTGCGGCTAGTAGCGGTGGGGCAAATCAAAACTATTCTCGTTTTCTTGTTTATCAAGGTTTGACAGGAACAGCAAACTCTTTTGGTGTTTTTGTTATGGACATTCTTGACTATGCAAACACAAATAAGTTTACAACAACTCGTGTTTTGCATGGTCAGGATGACAACTCAAACGGAGAAACTGGTTTATCTTCTGGTTTATGGTTTAATAGTAGTGCTATAACAAGTGTTACTATTTATGGCGCTGCATCAAATATGTTGGAATATTCTCATTGTGCATTGTATGGAATTAAGGGATAATTATGCCAGCAACCTATGAACCGATTGAATCAAAAACGCTTGCAAGTGCCGTTTCTACGGTAACTTTTAGTTCTATTCCACAAACTTACACAGACCTTGTATTAGTTTTTTCTGGAAACTGTGCAAGTGGTTCTATTGAAAGTGTTCCTATGCGGTTTAATGGTGATACTGCAAGTAATTATTCTTATCAAATTCTTGATGGAAATGGTAGTTCTGCGTCAGCAGGTCGTGCAGGAAATGCAACTTTCATGAACGCTAGTTTGATTATAGGTAGTGAAGTGTCAAATAACATTTGGCATATTTTTAACTATTCAAATGCAACAACCTTCAAAACTATTATTGGTAGAGGAAACGTTGCTGGTTCTTATGTGAGAGTTGGTGGTGGTATGTGGCGTAAAACCCCTGAAGCAATTACTTCAATCACGGTATTTCATCCAGCCTCAGTAAACTTTGTTGTTGGTTCAACATTTACTTTGTATGGAATTAAGGCTGCATAATGGCTAACACTTATACGCTTATTCAAACAGCCACAGTTGGTTCTGGTGGTACATCTGCTATTGATTTTTCTTTAATACCATCAACATATACGGATTTGAAACTTGTTTTTTCTATTAGAACAAGTCGTACAGGTTCTTCTGTTGACTCTGTTGCATTAAAGATAAATAATGTTGTTACTAACCAAACTTCAAGGAACCTTTATGGAGATGGTAGTTCTGCTTTATCTATATCAGGAACCGAAATTCAGGCTATTCTTAACAGTAATACTGTTACAACAAATGCTTTTGGTAGTGGAGAGTTTTATTTACCCAATTATGCTGGTTCAACATATAAATCTGTTTCTGTTGAATCGGTTCAAGAAAACAACTTTTCTGGCGCACGACACGATATGGTTGCTGGATTGTGGAGCCAGACAACAGCAATTAACCAGTTGAGTTTGTATTCAGTTAACTCTGCAACAATTTTAGAACACTCATCAGCATCCCTATACGGGATTAAATCAAGTTAGGAAAATATTATGGTAACAAAATTAGTGGTAGATTGTTCAACGGGAATCACCAGAGAAATAGAACTTACAGCAGAAGAACTTGCACAGCGTGAGGTTGATGCTGCTTCTTGGGCTGCTGAACAGGCACAGCGTGAAGCAGAGGCATCAGCAAAGGCTGCGGCTAAAGCGTCAGCAGAAAGCAAACTTGCAGCGTTGGGTTTGACTTCTGAAGAAGTTGCAGCACTCATCTCATAATCGCTGGTTAATCTTTTTGCCAGTAGCGATACTGGCATTGTGGTCAACAGTTGCTAAAGCAGATGGTTTAGGCGACTGGACCGCTTCGCAGTCCTGTGCCACAGGTTCTGTGAACGTAGTCGAAGACTCGATTGTTATTACAGGTCCCGATGGTGGTGGGTGTCAGGGTGCCAACTGGGTTCAGGTTGAGACTACAATCCCAGAGGATGTGGACACAGTTTCGTTTACATGGTCGTATTGGACTGCTGATGGCTGGGTCTACGACCCGCCACAGTATGGTGTCAACGGTGTGTACACATTACTGACACGGTTGAACCAAGCCACAGGGTCTTTGACGGTTGAAGTAACGGCTGGTGATATATTTACATTCAGGCAGTATTCAATTGATTCGTGTTGTCAGCCGGGTCACTTAACGATAAGCGACCTTTCATTATGGGAATTCACAACAACATCCACGACCCCAACAACGACGATAGTTACTACTACTGTTCCAGAAACGACTGTCCCTGTCACGGACACGACTACTACGACAGTTCAAGAAACCTCAACATCAAGTACGAGTACAACGACGAGCACGACGTCTACTTCAACTACGTTAACCACGACTACTACAACAACAAGTACAACTAGTTCTTCTTTACCAGCGACAACAACGACGCTACAAGAAACGCCACAAACATCAACATTTATACCTCCTCAAATATCCGAGCCAGAACCTGTTGTGCCTTCTGTTCCTGAAGAGCCAGAGATAACCGAGACAGGCACCACAAGCACATCAGTAGAGGAACCCATTCCAGAGGAGACGCTTCCAGAAGAAACAACCACGACAGTTGAAGAAGTGACCACAACAACTGAGGAAGTGACCACAACACCTGAAGCACCTGAAGAGACTAGCACAACGGTAGAGCCAGATTTGGAGCCAGATTTAGAGCCATTGGCTGAAGAAGAAGTGACTGCCTTAATTGCTGAATCCACAACTGTGGAAGAACTTCAGGAAGCCCTAGAGGAGTTAACCCCTGAACAAGTTGAGCAGGTTGTTGACCAGATTCTGGAACAGGAAGAACCACCTACCCAAGAACAGGCTGTCGCTTTGGCGACCAGCCCAGAGGTGCTGTCAGTTGTCACCCCACAGCAAGCTGTTGAAATCTTTGAGTCCTTGAATGTGGCCGAAATAAGCGAAGAAGAAAAGACTGAGGTCACAGAGGCTGTTCAGTCCGCACCCTTAGAGGTGCGACAGGCATTCGAAGAAACCATTGACATATTCTCTGACGACTTTGGCGACTATGTTCCACTTGGCTCTGCTGTGCCAGTAGATACCCGCCGTACCTTGATTGCCGTAGCGGCTGGTGCTACAGCCATTGCTGTGTCTTCACGCAAGCCGTAACGAATTGGGCTATTAGCGTGAAGAAACTTCTATCTGAAATCCATGCTTTGACTTGGACACTTGCAGGTACCGGTATGGTGCTTATCACGTTGTCTGGTCAGACCAAGGTTTTGGGTTGGGGAATCACCGTAATAGCCGTGATAATCCATTTACTCGGCGTAATGTTCAAGGAGAACAATGAATAAGGCAAAAGATATTGCAGGCAGAATTGTTGCACTTTTCCTCACCAACGCCCTCGGCGTTGTGACTGGTGCTGCCATTATCGCTCCAGACCTAGAAGTATGGAAGTCGGCTCTTATTGCCGGCGCAGTATCCATTTTCAAGGTTGCAGAACAACTTGCAAAGGCAAGCATTGATGGTGTTCTTACCAGAGATGAAATTAATGCAGCATTTGGTGCAACCCCTAAAAAGATTGCAGCAAAAAAGGCAGCCGCTAAGAAGGCATAATGGAACTCACTGACCTTCTCAATGAGAAGGAGTGGAGGAAATGCAAAGGTAGTGAGGGTGCAACCACCGAGGAATTAGTGGTTGCATTTTCACACTTTTGTGCTACCCATTGGATGATTCGACACCCTGAGCGGGGTCGTATCAAGTTTGTGTTGCGTGAAGCGCAAGAAGAAACTGTAAGAGTCTGGATTGACTCTCGCTACAGCATTGTTCTGAAAGCACGACAGATTGGGTTCTCCACTCTGGCTGCTGCATTCACATTCTGGGAAACATTCTTTTGGCCTGACCGCTTTACGGTCATGCTTTCACGTACTGAGCGTGAAGCATCCAAGTTGTTGCAGAAGACTAAGTACGGCTACAAGATGCTTCCTGCGTGGATGCGTGTGCGTGGACCAGACCTACTTTCTGACAACCAGTTGAAGATGGTGTTTGCTAATGACTCTGCTATTGAGTCTTTACCATCTGGAAATGACCCTGCTCGTGGTGAGTCTGTGTACCGAGTAATCATTGACGAAATGGCGTTCTTGCCCAACGCTGAAGAAGCGTGGGCATCTATTGAACCTATTGCCGACGTTGGTGGTCGTGTTATCTGTTTGAGCACAGCAAACGGTGAAGGTAATATCTTTCACCAACTATGGGTTGGTTCACAAACTAGCACAAACCGATTTACTGGTGTGTTCTTCCCGTGGTCTGCTGGAGACCGTGACGAAGACTGGTATGAGGCTAAGAAGCGTGACCTTCCTGACTGGCAGTTGGCTCAGGAGTATCCGGACAATCCAGATGAAGCGTTCATTCGTTCTGGTCGTCCTGTATTTGATATTGATGCTTTGCGGAATATTGAACCAATTGAACCAAAGCGTGGTTATCTGAAAAATGAGATTGGTAGAAACCATTACACATTTATTGAAGATGGTGGAGAACTTTCAATTTGGGAGTTACCAGATAGTCAAGAAATTTATGTAATTGGTGCCGACGTTGCTGAAGGTCTTGGGCATGGTGACTTTAGTTCAGCGCACATCATTTCAGCCAATACGGGACTATTAGTTGCCCAATGGCATGGTCACGTTGACCCAGACGTTTTTGGTGAAGTAATTCTCAGGGCTTTAGGTTATTACTACAACCATGCTCTTATTGGGGTTGAGTCCAACAACCATGGTTTGACAACCATTAAAGGTTTGCAAAGAGTCGGATATAGAAACATTTACCGACAACGAAAGATGAATAGCAGAAACCCGCAGATTAGTGACACTATGGGTTGGAGAACAACTGCTGTTTCCAAGCCTTTAGCCATTGATGAACTTAACGCTGCTGTGCGAGACGAATCAATACTCATTTATGATAAAAGCACTATTGCTGAATTACGCACTTTTGTGCGTGAAGCCAATGGAAAGATGCATGGCTCCCCGCATGACGACCGTGTAATGTCTTTAGCCATTGGCAATCAGATGCTTAAGTATGTTTGGCTTCCAGAATATCGTTATGACCCAGCGCCAGTTAAAAATACACTTGGATGGTGGGAAAAGTTCATAATGAAAGAAAAACAAGAACCCAAGTCACCTATTGGTGCCTTCAATGTACGGGAGTAACGAACTAGGCGTATAGTTATGAAAGAATTCCGCTGTTTAGAGTGTTTGACGACGTTTGTAGTAGATGAATTACCTCGTCGTGGCTCAATTTGCTTCAAATGCCATATTAAGACTATTCGCCTAGGATTCACCTACGGTCAAGAGGACTTTCACGGCCCGACTGTCAAAGAACGGGCAGATGAACAAGTTCGTGTAGCCAAAGAAGCCGGCATCAATGCCGAGCCTGTCGGAAGTCGTTGGATTTGAGATGGAGGTGGTATGGGTACCGATTGTTGTCGCAATCATATCGGGACCCCTCGTGGTCGTTTTGCAAAAACTGCGGAAAGAGAATACCGAACAACACGAAGAAGGTCGAATACTGCTCAAAATGATTGGCGGTAAAGTTGACAAAATTGGTAGCAAACTTGACAACCATATTGGCTGGCACGAAGGACAAGAGGACAAATAATGGCACGTACACCAAATAGCGAAGTTCTTAAAAAGTATCGTGACAAGTTAGACCAGTCACGTCGCTGGAGGCATGAAGAAGCCTGTGACGAAGTTTGGCGACGGATGATTG